GTATTTGGTGGTGTTTCTGGGAATAAGATTACTGCCATTGCTGGTGAGTCTTCTACTGGGAAGACTTTCTTTAGCCTCGCTGTCGTTCAAAATTTCCTTGACACTAATCCTGATGGGTATTGTCTCTATTTTGACACTGAAGCAGCAATTAATAAGTCTCTTCTTGAGAGCCGTGGACTACCTCTTGATCGCTTGGTAGTTGTCAATGTTGTAACTATCGAAGAGTTTCGTAGTAAAGCATTGAGAGCAGTTGATTTGTATCTGAAGAAACCCGAAGGAGAGCGCAAACCATGTATGTTTGTATTAGATTCTCTTGGTATGCTTTCAACTGAGAAAGAGATCCGTGATGCTTTGGATGAAAAGCAAGTTCGTGATATGACAAAATCACAACTGGTTAAAGGTGCCTTCAGGATGTTGACATTGAAGCTAGGACAGGCTAGAATACCTATGATTGTTACCAACCATACTTACGATGTCATTGGCGCATATGTACCTACAAAAGAAATGGGAGGAGGTAGTGGACTCAAGTATGCAGCAAGTACAATCATCTATCTCAGCAAGAAGAAAGAGAAGGATGGAACAGAAGTCATCGGAAACCTTATCAAGGCTAAGACTCACAAGTCTCGTTTAAGCAAGGAGAACAAAGACGCCACTATTCGGTTATACTATGATGAGCGTGGACTTGATCGTCATTATGGATTGCTTGAATTAGGAGAACTTGGAGGTCTCTGGAAGAATGTTGCAGGTCGTTATGAGATTGATGGTAAGAAAGTCTATGCCAAGCAAGTTTACAAGGAACCTGAGAAGTATTTTACTGAAGAAGTGATGCAACAACTTGACGAGATTGCTCGTAAAGAATTTAGCTATGGTGAATGATGAGTGACAGGATTGAACTGACTATTCTAAGAAACCTCATTCATGATGAAGAGTTTCTTAGAAAGGTTCTACCATTTATAGAACCTGATTATTTTGATGAGCGCAATGAAAGACTTGTTTTTGAGGAGATCAGTTCCTTTGTCAATCTATACGATAGGATTCTAACACCAGAAATCCTTAATATTGAAGTACAGAACCGTAGTGATATCTCTGAATCCGAATGTAAAGATACTCTAACCTTAGTGGAAGTATTGACTGAGAGTGAAACTCATACTCAGTGGTTGTTAGATGCTACTGAAAAGTGGTGTCGCGACCGGGCTATTTACTTGGCACTGATGGAGTCTATTCAGATTGCAGACGGTAAAGATAGCGAAAAGACCAGAGATTCTATCCCTGGTATTATGCAAGATGCCCTTGCGGTTTCTTTCGATAATCATATTGGTCATGATTATCTTCAAGATTATGAAGCAAGATACGACTTTTATCATAAAGACGAATCAAAGATACCATTCGATCTTGAATATTTTAATAAGATTACGAAAGGAGGTATGCCCAATAAGACACTTACTATTGCTCTAGCTGGTACTGGTGTTGGTAAATCTCTCTTTATGTGTCATGTAGCAAGTTCAGTTTTATTGCAGGGCAAAAATGTTTTATACATTACGCTTGAGATGTCTGAGGAAAAAATTGCTGAAAGAATTGACGCTAACCTTTTAGATGTTAATATCAGAGACTTGACAGAGTTACCTCGTCAGTTATTCGAGACAAAAGTATCTAAAGTTGCTGCAAAAACTCAGGGCACTCTTATAATTAAAGAGTATCCAACAGCCAGTGCCCACAGTGGACATTTTAAATCTCTGCTCAACGATCTGGCACTTAAGAAATCTTTTCGCCCTGATATTATTTTCATTGATTACCTTAATATTTGTGCTTCCGCTAGGTATCGCGGAGCTGTCGGTGTCAACTCTTATAGTTATATCAAGGCTATTGCTGAAGAACTTAGAGGATTGGCTGTCGAAGCCCAGGTCCCTATCGTTTCTGCCACCCAGACCACTCGTTCTGGTTATAGTAGCAGTGATGTTGACATTACTGACACTAGCGAGTCCTTTGGTCTCCCTGCTACTGCTGATCTTATGTTTGCCCTTATTTCATCTGAAGATCTTGAAGGACTCGGGCAGATCATGGTGAAGCAATTGAAGAATAGATACGGTGATCCGACTATGAATAAGAGATTTGTTATTGGTATTGACAGATCGAAGATGAGGTTGTATGATTGTGAACAAAGTGAAGGTGGATCTCTCCATGGATCTGGAGATGATACTAAAGAAGAAACTTTTGTAAAAGAGAACAAATTTCAGGGGTTTAAATTTGATTAAATCAGCAACAAAAGTATGGAACGATATTTCTCAGGTCAATAATCTTGAATTTCAGTACCATCTCTTGCCTGGTGGGGCTGCAATCCTTACTGCAAGCGATGTCTTCCAGTATCCTGATAAAGTTTATGATTTTCTTTCTAATTTAGATTACTGGGAAACCCAGCACTTTAGTGATACTGATATCATTCGTCCTGGACTAACTCATCAGTTTGCTCCTGGACTTTTCAGTATGCTTGGTAGTGGTCTTAGCCAAAGAATGAAAAAAATCTTTGGAGTTTCTGAATTGAGTACATTAGATATGTACATTCAATCCACGAAAGGTGATATGACTTTAGATGTTACTGGTGGATTATGCTGCTATCCGCATATTGATTCAGCAGTAATGGATTCTAATGAAGAAGATCTCCCTCATATTGTTTCAAACCTCAATCTCTCAAAAAGTTCTGATCCTGTAAGGACTGGATTCTGGTCCTTTAGGGGTAAGAGTAATGTTCTAGAGTTTAATAGAGACGATAAGAATGCATTCAATAATTTTTATGATCGGCATGAAGATGTGACTATTTCTGAGTGGTTTCAAATTAATGATTACGAAGACTTTAAATTTGAAAGTTCTGTTGAAATGGTGTATAATAGTCTTGTAGTCTATAGTACGGGAACAATTCATAATCCGTACATCAAACCTAATTGGTTTGCTGATAATGATAGGTTAGTGTTATCAACTTTTTTCTCTGTAGATCCAGAGAGATTAAACTTTGAAGAAAAAGATGTCGATGTTGTTTCCTACACATGGGAACATTTCAGGCTAGATACACTATTCAACTATCACCCACAACAAACAGCACCGCAATTTTAATCATGCCTACTTATTCAAGCGCAATCGCTGATGCGACACCAGATCCTCAGCGTCCTACTACTGCTACTCCCCCTCGCCGTCCTAGGGCTAAAGAGTTTTGGGAAGCAGAACCCGGCGATCCTGGTACTGAAGGATGGTCCGATGATCCAGAAGATCGTACTGGACCCCAGCTAGGTAATCCTACCAATCCTCAACCAACAGTTGTTGCTACTCCCCCTGCTCCACCAGCAGCACCACCAGTCATGCCAGTAGTTTTGACTTCTCCTCAAACTACTCCTAAAGATGGTTACCTTGAGTTTGTTAACCAAGTAACTAGTGCTCCATCTAAGGATCCTGCACAGTTTATTGCTCGTGTTGCTGCACTTCAAGCAGGTGGTTGTGAGATTCAGCGTCTTCTAACTGCTGCTGTAGGTATCTCTGCTGAAGGTGGTGAGTTCATGGAGATTGTTAAGAAGATTATTTTTCAAGGCAAACCCTGGGAAGAAGATAATATTGAGCACCTGAAGATTGAACTGGGTGATGTTATGTGGTATGTTGCTCAGGCATGTATGGCACTTGACATCTCTTTGGAAGAAGTTCTTGATCGTAATATTGATAAACTATCAAAGCGTTATCCATCAGGAACTTTTGATTCTTATTATTCAGAAAATCGTAAGAAAGGTGACCGGTAATGGACGGAGCAGTACATGCATGGAACTCTATGTCCTACGGAGAGGGGTTCCTCTTCTCTGTATGGATCTTAGGAATGTATTATGTCAAACTAAAAATGGATAAGAGGTTTGGACAATGAGTAAAAAATCATTTAAGAATAAACATCAGCAGGAATGGGAATGGGAAGAAACTCCTGAGACTAAGGCAGCAATTGCTGCTCTTCATGAAGGCATTCGTTTTCGTAAATTAAAAGAAGAGGATGATAAACTAGGTTACGATACTAGTGGTAAATAATGCTTAGTCTCTGGATCCACATACGAGCATTCTTTGCTGTTGTGGTTGTTGGTTGTTCTCAACCTGTCAACTGGAAACATTGTGTTCGTGTGGACCAGTGGCTCTTGCCAGAAGTTAAGGAAGGATATAGACTATGGACAGGACAGACAACCCCGTATCAGTCTGAAAAGGACTATCTAAATAATAGGGAGTAGTGCTCCCTATTTTTAATGGCTGAACCGTCTGAAGGATTTTTTGCTGGTTGTGCTTTATGTACCAATCAAGAAATGGATGCCGCTCTAAAGGATGAGACTAGCATTCAAAACTTTTACAATGTAATGTACCAGAGGTACACGAGTAATGGAGTTATTGGTGCCGGTAATGTAAAAAAAGATTTTGAGAAAGCAGTTACCCTGGGACCTTCTGTAAAAAAAGATAAGTTTTATTCTGATCTTGTCGTAGGTATCTCTGCAGTAAAAGCAGTCAGATCTTTCCTTTCTACAAATTCTGCAATGAAAGGTATATCTGGGAATGCAATACCTAATG